GGTCTCTTAATTACCGGGACTTTCAGCTGTTCATGAAGCGGCTCAAGGTCAATGCGTCGCGCAAGCTCGATTTCGACGCTGAGCGTATCCGCTTCTACATGTGCGGTGAGTACGGCGAGACGTTCGGCCGTCCGCACTATCACGCGCTGCTGTTCAATTTCGATCTGCCGGATAAACGGCTGTGGAAGCTAGAGCGGGAAAACCCGGTGTTCACATCTGAGTTCCTGGCCGATACTTGGGGCCAGGGCTTTAGCTCTGTCGGTAGTGTCACGTTTCAAAGTGCCGCGTATGTGGCACGCTATGTCATGAAGAAGGTCACTGGTGACCAGGCTTCTGACCATTACGAGTGGACCGACCCTGAGACGGGTGAAATCCATGATCGCAAGCCCGAGTTCAACAACATGTCTCGCGGCGGCCGTAGTGGTAAGGGCGGAATCGGTCTGGAGTGGTTTCTTAAATACCAGAAGGATGTGTTTCCTCATGATGAGGTGATTGTTAACGGTCGCCCGGTAACGCCGCCGCGCTACTATACAAATCAATACGAGCTGCTCTATCCTGATGAGGTCGCTGTGATTAAGCAGCGTCGGAAAGAAAAAGCCGAGCGGCACGCCGCGAATAATACGCCGGACCGTCTAAGAGTTCGGGAAAAGGTGGCAGAGGCCCGGCTTTCCCAGCTCAAGAGGACAATCGAATGATCCATAAGGCGTTCAGCGTCAAAGACCTCAAAGCGGGGGCGTTCGCGCCCCCTTTTTTTATGCCGTCCGTTCCCCCGGCCATCCGGGCCTTTGGCGATGCTGTTCTGCATCGGGACGAGCTGATGAGCCGTCATCCCGATGACTTCGTGCTCTACTGTGTCGGCGAGTTCGACGATAACCTCGGCCTGATGGCCGGGTACGAGGTGCCGGAGCCCGTTATTTCCGCTAGGAAGGTCAAGGACGACCATGCTGCGTCTCTGGCTACTACCCCACTGGAGGAGGCCATTATGGCCGCTGGCGGTCGCCGCAGTGGCGTTTCCCGCCCCTCTGTGCCGCAGGAGAACTAAATGGCTCGTGGCGGCATGAGGCATCTGTTTTCCCAGGTGCCGAACGCGGAGATTCCGCGTTCGTCTTTCGACCGGTCGCATAACTGGAAGGGCACCTTTGATGCCGGTTGGCTGATCCCGGTCTATGTCGATGAGGCTTTGCCTGGCGACACGTTCAATCTTCGCATGACCGGCTTTGGCCGGTTGGCGACGCCCATCCATCCGTTTATGGACAATCTCTATATCGACAGCTTCTTTTTCGCGATTCCGGAGCGTTTGCTCTGGGAGAACTGGGAGCGGTTCAATGGTGCTCAAGATGATCCGGACGACAGTACGGACTACATTATGCCGACTATCACGTCGCCTGTCGGCGGGTACGCGAACTCTACGATTTTTGATTACATGGGAATTCCGACACTGGTGGCCGGTCTCGTCCATCGGGCGGATTTCCTCCGCGCCTACCCACTCGTGTGGAACGAGTGGTTCCGGGATCAAAACCAGCAGGATTCGATAGTCGTCTCCAGGGGCGACGGTCCCGATGATCCGACTGCCTACACGTTGTTGCGGCGCGGTAAGCGCCATGACTACTTCACCTCGGCCTTGCCTTGGCCGCAGAAGGGCCCGGCCGTCGAGCTGCCGCTCGGTGCGACTGCGCCTATCCTGGGTCTCGGTTTGGTTGGGGATCCGGGCACTGGTGGGCAGACTAATGTGAAGCTCACGAGTGGTGCGACGGTGAACTGGACCCAGGGTATGCAGATTGATGGTTCGACGGCTCCAAAGATCGAGACGCAGACTATCGGGGGATCTACCTTCCCGAACGTTCGAGCGGATCTGTCAGCTGCGACGGCGGCTACGATCAACCAGCTACGTCAGGCGTTCCAAATCCAGAAGCTTTACGAGCGCGATGCTCGTGGCGGCACTCGCTACACCGAAATTATACGGTCTCATTTTGGCGTCACCTCGCCTGACGCCCGACTACAACGTCCTGAGTATCTTGGCGGCGGTTCGTCTATGATCAACGTCAATCCGATCGCCCAGACGTCGTCTACGGATGGGACGTCTCCGCAGGGTAATCTTGCCGCCCAGGGCACCCTGAATATGAACAATCACGGCTTCACGAAGTCGTTTACCGAGCATTGCGTTATCCTCGGTCTCGTGAGCGTGCGTGCCGACCTCAACTACCAGCAGGGTCTGAACCGCATGTGGTTCCGCTCTACCAGGTGGGATTTCTACTGGCCTGCGCTCGCTCACATCGGTGAGCAGGTGGTCTACAACAAGGAAATCTATGCGCAGGGTACCTCGGTTGACGAGGAGGCCTTTGGCTATCAGGAGCGGTTTGCCGAGTACCGCTATAAGCCTTCCGTTATCACCGGCCAGATGCGGAGCAATTTTGCTCAGACCCTCGATACCTGGCACCTTGCCCAGGACTTCGAGTCTCTCCCGGTTTTGGGTCCGGATTTTATCGTCGAAAACCCGCCTGTTGACCGCGTGATCGCGGTTCCGACCTATCCCCATATCCTGTTCGATGCGCATTTCCATGTGCGTTGCGCCCGGCCGATGCCTGTCTATTCGGTGCCGGGGCTCATCGACCATTTCTAGGAGCGCCCGCTATGGTCGCTCCGCTACTCGCGGCTGCGCTCCCTGCGCTCATCGGCGGCGTGGCTTCCGCCGGCGGCGCTATGCTGGCGAATGCCCAGGCGGACGCAGCCTCTAAACGCCAGATGGATTTCCAGAAGGAAACGCTGCAGCACCAATATCAGTGGGGCATGGCCGACATGAAGTCGGCCGGTCTGAATCCCATCTTGGCATATCGTCAGGGTGGCGCCGGTTCTGCCGGAGGGTCGTCTTACACGCCCCAAAACGTTGGCGCTGCCGCCGTTCAAGGCGGCTCTACCGCGGTGTCGTCTGCGATCCAGGCGCGTGCCCAGGAATCGCAGCTCGAAAACATCGCCGCGGATACGTCTCTGAAGCAGGCCCAGGATAAGACCCAGGCCGCGCTTCAGGTCCAGGCGCTCGCCTCTGCGCAGCAGGCGAACGCTAATTCGGCTCTTGCCGTCACTCAGGCTGCGAAAACCCGGGCCGAAATCGGCATCCTGGGTGAGCAGCTATCTTCAGCTCGAGCGCAAGCGGCCAGGGCCGAGATTGATCAAAAGCTCCTCGATGCCAATCCTTGGCTGAGAGACATCGGAACGGCCTTTCGCGAGCTTGGTATTAATCCCAACCAACTGGGTCGATAAGGAGCCAGTCAAATGTCTACAAAGAATATCCATGCTGATATTCGCAAACCCTACGAGCCTTCTGTTCGTGTCGCGATTTCTTTTCCACACGCGTCTAGAACTAAACAGGCTTTCGTAGAAGAGAGCGATATCAATACAATCATGAAGAAGTATGAAAAGACTGGCGTCCTCGACCCACGTCTACAAAGGGGCCCCGGTTCTTACGGGGACTTCACGTCTGCGACGGATTATCACTCGTCGCTCAACCAGGTCGTCGCTGCGCAGGAAGCGTTCTACAACCTCCCAAGCGCTGTGCGCGCCAAATTCCACAATGATCCAGGCGAGATGCTCGCCTGGTTGGAAAATCCCAAAAACGACGCCGAGGCGATCGAGCTTGGCTTGCGCCAGGCTCCAGAGCCCGAGGCCAAACCCACGAAAGTGGAAGTCGTCTCCCCTCCCCAGCCCAAAGGCGAGGCGCAGCCGAAGCCGTCTGGAGCCGAGGGACGAGGCGACCAATCTGGGGGCGCGTAGCGCCTCCGTTAAAGGGGTCCCTTTAGGGCCCCTTTCCCCAGCCCGGCCGTGCCTCACGCGCCGGGCCCGAACAGTTACCTACTTGATGTAACTGTTCGGAGTGACACACCGACCTAACCCCAGCGAAAGGACTAACCATGCCGAAGCGTCATGCGATGAGCAAAAAGACCTCCAAGAAGGTCTTCCGGAAGGGAGCGATGAAAACCCACGTTAAGAACCTAAACAGAGGCGTGCCGATGCGCGGCGGAATCCGCTTGTAGCTATGGCTTGCTACCATCCGCTAAGGGCGTGGTGGGGTGCTGACTTGCAGCGGAGCGGGAAACGTCTTCCCGTGTTTAGCCGCTCCGCTGCTCATCCTCTCTGGAGGGACTTTCCCTTCCAGCTTCCATGTGGGCAATGCATCGGCTGCCGTCTAGAGCGAAGCCGTCAATGGGCTATGCGCTGCGTCCACGAGGCGAGTCTATACGAAGACAATGTCTTCGTCACCTTAACCTACGACAATGAGCACCTGCCTTCTGACAGGTCTCTTAATTACCGGGACTTTCAGCTGTTCATGAAGCGGCTCAAGGTCAATGCGTCGCGCAAGCTCGATTTCGACGCTGAGCGTATCCGCTTCTACATGTGCGGTGAGTACGGCGAGAC